CACCTGTGCCCAGTAAGCTTCCTCTTCCTGAACGCTGAGGTTATAATAGACTTTCATGTTTGCCAGGTGCTTGGTCGCGGCCTTGTATACGTCCGAATAGTAATCAGAAGCGGACTTATCGACAGTTTTCTGATTACTGCCGCTTCCTTCCGTTTTCGTTCGTGATACGCTGCCGACTGTTTTGTTTGCAGCGCTCTGCATTTTCAGAATTTTGATATTGAAATCCGCTATTTCCTGTTGGGCTTTCTTGTATGCCGCAGTCCCTTTTTTCGTATTTGCAGCCACTTTCTCCCAAAACAGTTTTTCATCCTCAAGCGAGGTATAACGTTTTTCTTTGTACTTATCCAGCCAGGCCGTAGCGGAGTCCAAAACGTTTTGTGACATTTGCGCGGAAGCATTTTTCGCTAAGACTGCATTGGATTTAATGCCCCAGGCCATACCTTTCGCCACGTTTGCACCAATTTCATCTTGGAATTTTTTCGACGGAGAATGAATATCCAATGTTTTCTTTGCAGCGTTCAGAGCTTGCCCGGCCATATTTGCCGCCGCATTGATAACCTGACTCTGCCCCTGTGCAATACCCCGAGCAAAACCGGCCGCCAGCTGATTGCCGACCGTCTGATAGTTCCCTTCGTACCCTGCTGCCGCACCAGCCCCACTTCCTGCTGCTGACCCTGCCGCATTGCTGACCTGGTAGGAAAATGCCGTCATTCCGGCGGCCATTGCAGTGATGAGGAGTTTTCCGGCAGATCCGTAAGCTCCGGCGTTGTCATTGATAGCTTTCTGGGCCGACTCCACAACTTTCTGGGCGGTTGACTTCGTGTTGTCGGTTTCTCCTTTGATTCCTTCAGCTGCGCCTTTTCCCAGGCTGGTACCGCCTTCTTTACCGGCGGTTTCCAGATCTACGTTGTTGGCCGCCAGGAGTTCAATCAGATCTGCATAGGCATCTATAGCATCCTGTCCGCCAGCTTCGATGCCTTTTCTCAGCTCATCTATGTCCTGGATACCACAGCTCTCTGCGATCTCCGCCAGTCCCTCAAACTGTCCCTCAATAGCTTTGTTCATCATCTCTATTGCCTGTTCAGGTGACGTGGAGCCGGAAGAAATGCTGTCCGCTAAGCCCTCCGGAATCTTCACGCCGCAGGCGACCGCAGTATCCACTACCTCCTCCCAGGCATTTTTCGTGTTTTCCGTCAATTTCTGCCAGGTTTCATCGCCGTACTCTGCCGCGTAATCAAACGCATCCCGAAGGTCGGTAAATTCTTCCGCTGACGAAGCAAATTCTTTCATAGCCGCCTTGTATGCTGTAATATTTGATGCCTCGACTTTCGCAATGCCCTCTGTCAGGTCCATTGCTTCGGTGTAATTGTCAGAAATGCTCTTGACCTGCTCTGCTCCGTATTCTCCCTGGTTTTCCCAGGTCCAGACCATGTGATCCAGCGCATTTGCGCCTTCCATTCCAAGGCTTTCAATGTACTGGATGAACTCCTCCGATACCAGGCTTTTGCCCTCCTCGTCGGTCATTTCCCGGAGCTTCTGGAGATTCTCCTTATACTTCTTGATCGCTTCGATCTGGCTGTTGAGGTTCTTGTTCATGGCCTCGGTGGTGACATCCGCCCCGCCGTCGTCCCTCTCGAAGAGGTCGAACAAGCTGATTTTGTTCTGTAGACTGGATTCGATGCTTTCCCTAGTGGAATTGTAGGCGTCGAGAATTTCCTGGGCGGCTGTCCGCTGAGCTTCGGCGGCTTCCTTTGCAGCGTCAGCGGCCTTTTTTGCCGCATCTGCCGCCGTGTCTGATGCATCATCTATCTGGTCTGCGGCGTCCTGTGCAGTTCCTCCAAGGCCTGAAATCTCACCACTCAAGGGATTTAACATAACTGTGAATTTCTTGCCTTTGCTGGCACCATCGAGCAAAGAATCCGCCAGTTCCTTCACGCTTCCCGGTAATGGTTTCATGACGCTATTTAGCTTCTCTTCTGCTTTTGCGGAAAGCTGAGTCTCATTTCTCAGTTTTTTTCCGGCTTCTTCAAGCCCGTCATACTGATCTTGAAGATTTTTTAAAGCTACAACGCTGTTCCCGTGCTCTTCACGAGCTTCTTTTTCTGCATCCCTACACTCTTCCCAAGCAACGTTAGCTTCTCCGAGCTGAGACGTCAAATCGCGGAGCGCCGTTGTATCATTATCTGGAGTATTTGCAATTTGCTTCTGAAGCTCATCAATTGTTTTCTGAGCTTCTTTCGTTGCATCAGCTGCTGCCTGCATGGCTTCTGCCGCACGCATTTTGTTGACTTCTGCATCCAACATCTGATTCATCAGATCCTGCGCCGCCTGGTTGACTGCATTCTGAATAAGCAGTTCTTTCTGATTCTCGATCAAATCTCTGATCTGCTCATTCGTCATTTTTACTTTGCCAGCCTCTTCGTCGTACGCATCCGCGATTTCGGGAATCTGCCGGGAAAGTTCTCCCACGATGGTACGCAGTTCATAGCGCTGGCTCAGACTTTTATTTTCTACATCGTTCAGTTCAATCAAACGACTTCCAAGGTTTGATATGGTTCCCGCCATATCTCCGGCATTGTCCACAGATGATTTTGTCTTTTCAAGAACATCCGCAGATTTTTCATTCGTATCTGCTACCTGATCGATAAATTCCACCAAGGCATCTCTCTGCGGAGTAATCGCTTTCGTGATAGAAGAAACCGCAGATGTGGCCATTTCTGTGGCAGCCTTCAACGGTCCGCTGAACTTTTCATAGATGGTGATTTCCAGGCTCTCAACAGCGGAATTGAAAGCCGCTGTGGCTCCTTCCAGGTTATCATCCATAGTGTCGCCCATCTCTTCGGCAGCACCCGCACAATTTTCCAGTTCTTCCCGATATCCGGCGATTTCGTCAGCTCCGGTGTTCAGTATCATGTTCAACGCTTTGATCGAATCAGAAGTAAACGTAGAGAGTAAAGCGGCCTGTTTCTGGGCGTCGCCCATACCGTTTGTCGCTTTTTCCACATCTTTTAAGATGTCAAGCATATCACGGAAGTTTCCTTTACTGTCCATGACCTTAACGGACGTATCGCCAATTGCAATAGCTCCATCTTCCATTTTGGAAGTCATATCACGCATCACTGCTGCTAATGCGGTACCTGATTCGGCGCTACGCAGGCCGTTATTGGCCAGGGCCTCCAGGATTGCCGTAGTGGTTTCAATCGTCTGCCCGGCGGCATTCATATTGGCCGCCGAATTTTTGTAAGCCTGTCCCAGCTGTGACGCCGTCGTATTGCTATGTGCCTGAGCGTAAGCCAGCATATCGGCTATATGAGTGGTATCTGATGCCTGCAAATTGAAAGTTGCAATATTATCCGAAGCAATCTGAGCCGATTCCGCCAGGTCCATGTTGGCCGCCCGGGCAAGATATACGACGCCATCCACGCCATCCAGTGTTTCCTGTACCTGCCAGCCTGCGACGGAGAGGTTCATCATTGCACCTGCTGCCTGTTCTGCCGAAAGCTTTGTATTCGCTCCAATTTCTTTTGCCTTGTCTGAAAGCTGAGAAACTTCCTGTTTTGTCGCTCCGCTGACGCCCTCTACCCCTGACATGGCGGCTTCAAAACTGCTACCTACTTTTTTTATTTCTGTAACAGCCTCTTTTGCCGCACCTGCAATCTGCCCCAGGCCATTCGTGGCAATATCCACCGTTTTTTCGATCACAGCGCCCTTTAGTAAAGATTCTGTATTGATTTTTTCGGGTTCTTTTACCGTTTTTCCGTATGCGTCAATGCTTTTTGCGCACTTATCCGCCGACGCCGCTGCTTCATCCATGTAACGGGCATTTTCGGCCACAGCGCTGTTCGCTTTAATGACCTGAGCTTCGGCGTTATTCAGTTTTGTTTTCCAATCCTCAACCTTGTTTCCTGTCTTCTGATATTCACTCTGACACCTGCTAAGCTCTGTTTTGGCCTTCGCAACCGCCGCGCTCTGGTCGTCCAGTTCGTCTTCGAGCCTTTTGACCGCTTCTTGCTGCTCTTTTACCGCATCACTGGAGGAATTATTTGCCTTCTCCAAATCTTCCAGTTTCTGTTTGGCCTGCTGGTAGGTCTTGGTCAACTCTTCCAGCTTCTCTTCCTGCGCGGTACAGGCCTTTTCCATTTCTTGGATCTTTTTTCCGCCATTTTCATAAGCCCTGGTAGCGTTTTCCAAGCCCTGCTTCGTGGCTTCCACTTTCTGCTTCTGCTGCTCCAGAATCTTATTTAGAACCTCATCTTTCTTTGTTAGGGCTTCCAGACTGTTTTGCTGTCCATCATATTGCGCTTTAACAAGATTCAGCTCTGATCTTAGAGAAGTGACGGTTTTATTGATGCTGGTTACGCTACTCTTGAACTGCTGATCGCCCTCCAGCCGGATTCCTGCAGCAATATCGTTTTTTCCTGCCATAGTTTTTCCTCATATAAAAGAAGCGCCTGCCTACTTGGCAGACGCTCATGTACAATTATTTACTTCCATCCTCTTTGTTTGTAAAACTTATCTCTCTTCATACGCTGAATATCATCTCGAAACAGCCATCCCATCCATTTAAAGAAACGGGTGCAGCACCAGATTACTCCGCATCCGATTAAATACAGCACTAACCAAAAGATATCTCCTGAAGCTACAAGCACAAACCCAAAAATGAGAAATACAGCAAAAATACACACTTTCAAATTCTCCATTTTCCATACCTCCTGATAGCACCGATTATATCATGTTTACGGCAGCATATCAATGGCCGCCCGGGTATCTTTCTTCTTTCCGTTCAGCTCCAGATACTTTTCAAAGAGTGTAAAGAATTTTTTGGGGGTCATATTGAAGATCTCTTCCTCGCTGTAACCCATTTTCGAGGTGGCGATGATAAGAAGCTGAGCGATATCCAACAACTCGCTCTCTTCGTCGTTCCTCTCGTCTTCCGCTTCCGGCATGGCGTCATTGAAGGCCAGGAAAAGGGATATTGTCAATCCCGGAATCTCCTTTTGCATCACGAGAGAACCCACCTCTTCTTTTGTATACCTTTTTCCGTTTTTCAGCCGGATTCCCTCGTCATTCAAAAGTGCTGTCAGTATTTCCCGAAGGTACCCCGGTCCTTCCACAGGATCTTTCAACATTACCAGGAGCTGTCCCACTGTTTTGCCGAACCGGCTCTGCAGTTCGTCAATAACGCCGAGGGAGAAGAAGACGCAATGCTCTTCTCCCCCAATCATTATCCAGGTGCCTCCCGGCCTTAGGCTACTCACACTACCTCCGTGGTAATTCCGACTTTTTTATTCAGCCAGTCTTTTGCTGCTTTCAGAGTATCAAAAGTTGCTCTGATTTTCCATTCTTTTGAATCTTCCGGCACCATAGCCTCTCCTTCCAGAGTCACATGTGTAAAAGTTGTATTTTCCTGTTTTGTCTGATTCTCATCATTTGGCTCAGAGAACTTCACTTTCGTATAGAATTTAACTACCCACTTATTCTCAGACATTCCGACTGCACCCACTCCAACAAAGGGAGCCTCATCGGTAGATTTAAAGGAAATTTCCCCATTTTCACCCTCTGTCTTGGTGTGCCCCAGCAGGTAAGTATAAATCTCATCCACATCATTGTTCAGTTCTACACTCAGAGTCGCACCAGTTACAGAGTTATCCACTTCCTGGAGCACGTTATCCCCATAATCCTTTGCATTAGATTTTGCAGGGGTGCCGTTGAACGCTGCTGCCGGGCTCAGTCTCTTACCTTCTTTATAGGTTCCATTTTCCTGCAGCTTACCAAATACTACATATTCAAGGCCTTTTTTTGCCATAGTTATTCCTCTCTTTCTTCGTGGCACGACAGTACCACATGTATTGTCTTTGTTTCTGTTTCATACAGGGTCCGGATATCTGTTACCGTAAAGCCGGCTTCCTGGAGGGCCGCTTCTGCTGCCTTCTTATACTCCCGGAATTTTCCGGTCTTCGGGGTGAAGATATGTACCTGCCACCAGGTTATGTGACATTCCGGATCATTATCGCCGTAGTCTGCCGGCTGTTCCGCTTCCTCGTTATACACGATGTACTCCGGCTTTACTCCGGCGTACTCATAATATTTCACCGGGATCCCGATACCTTCCAGAACCTTTTCCAGTTCCATCACTGCATCACCTCCCGGTTAAACACCTCCTGCATCGCCTGAATGACACGCGGCTCAGCCCGGATCACCGCGCTGGTGATCACTGGGGTGGCTGGACGTCCTTTGACGCCGTTTTCCAGATAAATCAGTTTTTCCATATTCCGGACGCCTTTCTTGTCCCGCCCGGTGGGACGGGTACACATATAATACCCGCCGCCATAGCCGGCCATAAGACCG